ATCCGTCCACCGCACTGATGAACAGCTCGCCGTCCGTCTGGATCTGCAGTGTGATTCCGTCCTGCAGGCCCCAGCCCCAGCCACCCTGGCCGCTGCCCACCTCGATCCGCGTGGTGGTGGTGTCCGTTCCACTGGCGTTATGGGGAACGCACAGGTCCAGCGTCACGGCCTGCACGCCGTTCACTGTGAACTGCCAGGATCTGGTCCCGGCGGTAAACGTGATCGTGCGCTGACCGCTCGATTCGAGGGAGAACCTCAGATACCGGAATGTGTCCAGCCGCTCCGTCTGGTAGGTGCGGCTGGCCGTCAGCGTCTGGCCCGTTCCGTAAATCCTCAGTTTCCCGCCAGTCAGAGCGATGTTCGTGTCCGGGCCGGGGGTCCAACCTGTCTGCGACCCAGTGAAACGTTCGATGGCCACAGAGCCGGAGACAGAGACCCTCACGACCGGCCAGATGGCGGCCTGGATGTCCGGCCACACAGGGAACCGCCAGGCGTCCGGCTCACGTCCGTTTGCCGCCAGCGAGGACGTGCTGTAGACGAACCCGAGGGCGGGCGGCTGCGCGCCGATCGTGTTCAGCCGCCCGTCCAGCGTCACCCCGCTGTAGTGTGGCGAACCGAACCAGGCGCTAGCAGAGAATGAATACATCCGCCCGGTCCCCTGCCAGCTGCCGGGACAGGATAGACTGATCGTCTGCCCCTGTTCGAGAGGCGGGTCGTTCGCGACGTCGTCAACAGGGAATTTGCGGTTCACCTCGAACAGCGCCGGGTTATGCTGCGGGCCGTCATAGGCCTCGGTCACGAATGTGCCTGTCGGGAACGGGGATCCGTCCAGCCGGTATGCCTCAGCCTCGATCCTCAGAGTCTGCTCAGGAGCGATAGAGCCGATCGATATGGTGCACCGCCGGGCCGAGTTGGGGTTGTTGCCCACGCGCTCGGCATAGACCCGCCTGCCGCTGGTCCATGCCCGGACACCGTCCTCGTCCTGCACGTGCCAGTAGGTTCCGTCAGCCTGCGGCAGGTCCGGTGCGCCCCACGCGGCCGCCTCCAGATAGACCGGGTCGTTATCCACGAAATCAGCGCCTGCGAGGAGCGCATCTGCCGCACCGACCGGGCCGAGTGGCGGGCCGGACCATGCGGCGGAATACGTCTGCCCGAAACAGTCCAGCTCGATCGTCGCACTCCCGCCCGGCGGCCAGACGTACCAGCCCAGCTCGGCGTTCTCGTAGAGCCGCAGGTCAATGGTCTCGTCCTGCCCGGAGCCTCTCGGGCCCCAGAGACTGTTCTGGTTATAGTAATTGTACCGGGGCACACGGTCGCATTTCATGAACAGGCGGATGGGCAGGCTCACACGCGCCTCGAACGTCTGCGCCGGAGGTGCGCCCGTCAGTTCGATCCATCCGCTGTCGTAGCCCGTCTCACCGGCCGTTATGGTCACACTGTAGCGCCACGGCCCGTTGATGTCGTTCGGATTGATCTGCAGCCGGAACGACCAGCCTGTCCCGGACCCCTGAAACTCATCCATATACGCCGTGCCACCCAGACCGCATTCGGCGGAATACGCAGGGAACCGGGCACGGAACAGGCCGGAATACGTCGTCGTCGTCTCGCAGTCCACCAGCCCGGACGGGAACGGGTCCGGCCACACGCTGCAACAATTGCAGGATGCGCTCAGCCTGCCGCCCCCGTACTCCCACGGGGCCGCCAGATTGACCACACCCTGCGCCAGCGGCCGGATAACGTTGTCCCTGTTGACCGCCTTCAGCGTCTGCGTCATGGGGACTCCTGGCAGAGCACGGCCGTGGTGATCACGGTCTGCTGTTCGTCCTCGGCGCTGATGTTGTACAGGCAGCCGGCGCTATCGAAGTGGAGCGTGCGGCTGCGCATCGTCAGCGTCAGGTTGTTCGGATCACTGGAATTGAACTGGATATCGGTCACGACCCGGACCTGCACGCCGGGACCGGTCTCGGACCGGGTCCATGTGTCCGTGTCCCGGACACCCTGCTGCCAGCCCAGGGTCTTGGTGTCGCTGATCTGCCCCTCCGCAGCCTCGCCTGGTTTGCTCCTGGCTTCGCCTCCGGTGCCGGTCAGGCTCACGGACACACCGCCCGCGCTGCGCAGCACCGCCACGCCCGGGCCGCCTGTCAGGTTCTCCATCCTGTTCGCCGACTCTACCAGCCGCGTCAGCAGCGCCATTAGACGACGCTCATCCCGGATGTCCGCCCACGTGGGCCGCGCGATCGTCATCAGCCGTCCCCCGGCAGCTTCGGCAGTCCCAGCACCTGCGCGAAGTTGCAGTATTCGTAGCGGTAGTTGTTCCCCAGCTTCGGCCGGTCCCAGCCTCCCTGGCCGGCGCTCCCGCTCACATAGACCGGCTGGCCATCCAGGGCCGTGTTGTAGTCAGGCTTCGTGTTGTCCTGGCCCTGGTAGTAGCGGGGATTGCCGTTGCCGTCTCTCGCCTGAAGCGGAGGCCGCCAGCAGTAGTTCCAGTCCAGCCCGCGCCAGCTGAATTTGTAGACTACCTGGCAGGAGATCACCTGCCCTGGCCGGTCGTAGCTCTCGGACGTCGCGGTCCCGTCGAAGCGCAAAGTGCCGCGCGCAAAACCGCGGAACACGCGGTCGTTCACCTTGTTCACGGCCTGCTGCACCGCCTCGTAGGGCGGAGGCATCACCCGCATGGTCATCACGTATTCCATCACGGGCACCTGTGTCGGAATCGCTTCCTGCACGGGAGCGCCGGTCGTCTCCCACACGTATCCGCGGGTCTGGTCCACGGTCTCCAGACCCCAGCTCGTGCTCACCTCGGCAAACTCGTCCCCCAGCTGGCGCTCGGTGGAATACAGATACTCGGCCCGCCACAGGCCGCTCTCTTCCTCGGTCCAGTTCGCCTCCACGCAGCGCAAATGGGGGATCACTTCGGGAGGGCCGGGCCAGGGGAACCCGGGAAGAGGCAGCTCCGGATCGAAGATCCTGTCCGCGGGCACCAGATAGCTGCGCCGCCCGGTCATGCCTTTGGCGTCCTGATGCAGCTCCATGCCGGCCACGGTCAGCCGGTCGGCCAGACTCACGCGTATACCTCCCGGCGGGTGTTGCGGTTAATCTGCCGTAGCTCCGCCAGCAGCTCGTCCTCCCGGCTGCGGGCAGGCGCGCTCCCGGCTGCGGCACCGGCTGCGGCCCCGCCAGGGGCCACCGCGCCCGCTTGAGCCACGCGCGGGACAACATTGCCCTCCCCGAAGCCCAGCAGGCGCCCCAGAGCCTTCACCTGCTCCCAGATCCAGCGCAGCACCCGCACCCAGCGCCCGACCGTGGCCTCATACAGCGCGTCCCAGAGCTTCGCCAGATACTCCGCCGCCGATCTGAACGCTGCCTTTACGCCCTCCCAGAGCCGCACGAAAAACGCCTTGATCCTGTCCCAGTTCCTGTAGACCAGATACGCTCCGGCCGCCACGGCGGCGATGGCGGCCAGCACCAGCCCCACGGGCCCTGTGATGGCCGTCCACAGTCCGGCGAAGGAGATGGTGCCCGCGCGAGCCGCCAGCGCGGCCGTTATGACCGCCGCCCGCAGAGCCTGGAACAGCGCCACCGCCTGCATCAGCGGTCCGGCCAGCATCACTAGACCGGCCACCGCCGCAATCGCCCCCTGCACCGGCCCCGGCAGCGCCAGAAATGCCGCAAGTGCCTGCGCCGCAAATCCCTGCAGGCGCAGCTGCAGCGCACCGATCATGTCGTCGAACCTCTGCAGACGCTCCACACTGTCTTCGGACAGCACCCGCCCGGACTCATGGGCGGCGCGAGTCATCGCATCCAGTTCTGCCGAGCTCATCGCCAGCAGAGGCGCCAGCTCGCCGAACTGCCTGCCGAAGATCTGGGCGGCCATGGTGTTACGCAGCGTCGGATTCTCCACCTCCTGCAGCTTCCGGATGATCTCAGGCAGCATCTCGTCCATGGAACGGAACTCTCCGTCCGCGGTCTTGATCGCCACCCCTAGATCCTGCATCACCCGCGCCGCAATGTTCCCGCCTTCCTCCATTCCCATCAGCCGCCGCTGAAGCTGCACGCCGGCGCCCGTCAGACCTTCGAAGCTTACGCCGGTCATGTCCGCCACGTATTTCAGCTCTTGCAGCTGGGTCGTGGAAAGACCGGTCGCGGCGGAAAGGTTTCCCAACTCCTCCGCCCAGGATCCCTGCGCCTGCGCCATGCGCAGCAATCCCGCCGCCGCACCGGCAAGAGGAACACTAATGTAGGTGGTCATCGCCTTCCCGGCATCAGCCAGGCGGCGATGGGCGTCATCCAGACTCTTGTTGAAGCTGTCAACAACAAGTTCCAGCTTTGCTGAAAGCGTCCCGACGTTCATGGCAGGTGTATAATGGGATCTGGAGGCGTGATGAGGATGACACTGGGACAGGCTGTAGTGCGCTTTCTTCTAAGCGTTGCCTTTAGTGTGGCCATCATAGTCTTTACTGGCTTAATGATCTGGGTTTTCTGGAACCTGCACTGATCCGGGATCCGGGTCCTACCGCCACACCTCGTCCACCGCGCGCTCGGCCTCCGCGGCATCCTCGATGGCGTCGGGGCCGTTAGCCGCATACACAGCCGCCAGCGCGGATTGCGGGCTCAGTCCTTCCAGAAGCGCCCGGAAACGCCTCCAGCTCAGGCGCTCCAGGACCACGGCCAGGTCCATCCCATACTCCCGCTGAAAGTCCGCCTCGATCAGGCTCCAGTGCCGGATCAGGTCTAGCCCCGGACTTCTCCGGGGCCTGGTGCGTTTCCCTGGCTGGCTCCCGTATACTCTTCCACCGCCCAGCTCACGATCTCCGCCAGCGCATCCATCCCGATGCCCGTCGCCAGCAGATCCTCCAGCTGCTCCTCTCCGAACAGTGCCAGCGCCAGATCCAGCATCTCGTGCTGCGGGATTTCCGCCTGGCTGCCGTACTGCTTCTGCAGCCGCATGGCTCGGATCGGGATGAGGGCGGGAAGCGCCGGGGGCAGCTCGAAGGTCTTGCCACGCACACGGAACCGCAGCGGCTCCCCCTTACGCTCCGCCTCCCACGCGTCGAAGTCCCGGAATCGTCCGCTCATCTGCGCCATCAGGAGATCGTCACAGGACCGGACTGCTTCAGAACACAGCCCCAGGCCTGCCCCTCGTCGATCGGGCCGGCCAGGTCGGTCATCCGGGCGCTCGCCAGGAACTCGCGCACCTTGCCGCCCGGGCTGGTCAGACGGAACTGACCCAGGCTGTTGGTACCGGTCCGCTCCGCCAGAGCCTCCACGGCTGCCTGACCGGGATCCTCCTCCCCTGTGGGAGCCTCCAGCTTGAAGCCTTTCAGTGTGATCTCCATCGTACGGCGTGCGATCAGGTGCTCGTCATAGTCCCCCGATTCCTTCGTGGTGATATCCGCCTCTCTGGCCCCCGGCGAGAGCGAGAGTTCGTTCAGTCCCTTCACCGTCTTCCAGGATCCCGCGTCGTAGATCTCCAGCTCCCAGCCGCGGGCCAGCACAACAATTGGATCTGGCATCGCTTCATGTCCTCCTGCCCGGGTTCCACACCCGGACCGTGAAATTCAGGCTCCACTCGTAGCGGCCTTTCGTGTCCCTGCCGATGCTCACCGGGCCGCTCTGGTTGGCGCTTACCAGCAGCACCATCTCCCGGTTGTCCGGGTCTGTGCCAATGGCTGCGCCGGGCGCAAGGTTGTGCAGGGCGTTGTAAACGGCCATCGCCAGCCGGTAAGATGGACGAGGATCCCCGCCTGCGCCTCGCACTAGCACCTGCACCCCGCAGCGGTCCAGCCCCACATGCGTCTCCGGAGTCAGGCCGCCGCGCGAGTACACTGCCACGCAGTCGTCCGGAACCTCGGGCAGGTGCTCCACGAAGACGGGGCCCAGCTCTTGCGCCTGCAACCATTCGGCCACGGATGCGGAGAGCATCAGGACACGGTCCCCGTCCCGCTGATGAAGATGTCGAATGTCACCGCGCCGGCGCTCGGGTTGGCGATCAACAGCAGGTCCCCGGTCCCGGCCGTCACCGTGACGCCGTCTACCGGCGATGAGATCAGAAGCATCCCGCCAGCCCCCACCACGGCCTTGTCGGACGCGTCCTTGAACAGCGGCACGGGATTGGATCCGCCACCCACTTCCAGCCGGTAGCCCGCCGTCTCCGTGGTCACACGGATGAAGATCTGCTTCACCTTCGTGAAGTTGCAGTTGCCGAAGCCGTTGTGCGCGTGCGTCGCTCCGCCCGCCAGAGCCGCCGTGTTCAGGTCCAGCACCAGCGTGGCGCCGCTGGTAAGCGTCACCGTGTCGTGAAAGTGGATCTGCTGCTGGTTCGCGCCTGTCCCGTCAGCCCAGTTGTGCTGCCAGGTCTTATTCAGGTCGTCTACCAGCTCGGTCAGGCCCAGTGCGTTCTTCAGCGTGTCGCGGATCGTCACCAGGGTGCGTCCGCCGGTGTAGGAAAGAGGCATCAGGTTTCCTCCGCGTTCAGAGTTTCAGATGCTCCGCCAGATACCTAATGATCTCCGGAGCGCTCTCGTTCACAGTCCGCTCTAGCCACTTGCCCTCGCGCCCGCCCTGGAAATTGTATTCCGGATGCTCGTGCAGGCGGACCGCGTAGGGCGTGTCGTAGCTAACGATACCGGTCAGGCCGTCCGTCACGAACGCCTTTCCGGAGCCAAGAAGCGTACCTTCGTCCAACGGGACTCGCTCGTTCGCGCGGCGCAGAAGCTCCTCCATCGCCCTCCACAGGCCCGCCCTGGCCCGCTCACGGTTCAGCCGGGTCACCCTGGGGCCGTCCCAGACGATCTCTATGGACACTCTCCCGACGCCCATCAGGCGGCCTCCGTCAGGTAGCATTCCAGGTGATGCACCCGCCGCCAGCAGCGCAGAGGCTCCACGCTCACCACCTGGTAGTCCACACCGTTCCAGGTTGCGCGGTCGCCCGGCCGAACGCTTGCCGCGGGCTCGAGCAGCGCCAGAAGCGATGCGGTCACCTCTTCGCCGGTGTCCGTCATCACCCGCTTCTGCGTATGCTCTACCCGGGCACGCCAGGATACGGCGGCGCCCCAGGAGGGCCCGTAGGGGGTCTCTGCCGTCCGGGGCCGCAGCTGCAGCGTGTCTGTCCAGATCACAGCGCCTCGGCCCCCGCGTACAGAAGCCCCGCCTGCGCCAGGATCCGGTGGGCGCGGGGCGCAAGCTGGGGAGATGCGCTGGCGTAGCTCTCGGAGACGCGGCCCACTGTGCGCTGCGTTACCGCCGGGCCGATCCCTTCGCCCGCCTCCAGGAAGAACTCAACCTGCGCGCAGGTGGCCTGCCTTGCGGCGTCCTGGTGCGCGGGCAGGTCCGTGTCCAGGCGGCCCATCGTGAAGAAGGCGATATCCTCGCTCGCCCGCGCAAGCAGCCGGTCCGCTTGCTGTGGCAGCTCCGGCTCCGGCACCGCCAGATACTGCGCCAGGTCAGACCGCGTCGCGTAGCTCACTTCAAGCGCCTCCACGCGTACGCCGGTTCTGGCACCCTGCCCAGGTCCTGGTCTATCACCACCCAGTCACCGTGCAGCCGCCGCGCTCGCGCTCCCGATGACCAGCCGCAGCAGTTTGCCTGGCGAGGATTTGACAACCTGCTCGGAAGTCGTGTTGGTGACCCACGTGACCTGCCCGGTCGAAGCGGCGCGGATGATGTCCGCATCCATATCCTCCCCCGCCAGGCGGGTGCCTAGCGTGACGACGTCTCCCGGAGGATAGCTGACGATGTTCATCTCCGTAGGCATCGCTTACTCCCCCTTCGCCCGGCCGCGCCGCTTCGGAGCCGCAGCCGCCTCTGGCTCGGCAGGCGCGGCAGGCGCCACCGGCTCCTTCTTCTCCCACTCGATCAGCCGGGTGGGCGGCGGAAGCTCGTGCTCCGGCTCGCCCTCCCAGCGGATGGTCTTCGTGATCTCCATTGACCCTCTCCCTTGGTTTCAATCCTCACCGGCCTCGAAAGGCCGGTGCAACCTGGTGTGACCCCGCAGCAGGGGCCCGCCGTTTCCGGCAGGCCCCTTGTCGCGCCTCGCTTGCCAGGGTGCGCTACGTGATCTGCAGCGCCGCGATGGTCCCGGTCGTGCCGCTCTCCAGCTGAAGCTGCAGGAACCCGTCCCTGTCCTTGAACCGGCTGGAAGGCTCCGGGCGGATCACCCAGGTCCCGGTGTGGTCCTCCAGCTCGCGCGTCAGGTTGCCCTGATTTCTCGCGATGCCGTCCCCGGCCTTCAGCGTCACGGTCTTCGAGCTGCCGGCCGTGTTCGTCACGATGATCAGCAGCTTGCCGTCCCGGGGAAAGCGCACCTGCACGCCGTCCGTGATCATCTGGCTCGTGATGGTCGTGGGCGCCCAGTTCACGGTAGTGTTCCCGGGCGTCACGTTGATCGGGGTCAGAGTAACAGCTGGCATCTCTCGCTCCTCCTTACGACTCGGCCGCCACAGTCGCGGTCAGCACCACCAGCGCATCCGGGTAGATCACCTTCGCGCCGTACAGATACAGGCCCTTGACGGCATCGCTGAAAGAGCCCTCCGGCCTGTAGGCCTCCACCTTGTTCACCTGCCCGGCGAAGGCGATCGCCCGCCGGTGCCCGGCCATGATCTTGTAAGTGCCGCCGGACTCGAAGACGTTGTTGGACTCATACACGTCGAACCCGGCAACGCGGCCCTGGAAGCCGTTCTCAAACGCATCCCGGCCCGCGCCGGCGTCCTGCACCAGCACCTTGGCTAGCGCGAGCTTGGTGATCATCCAGGGCGGAAGCACCACCCAGCGCCCGTCCCTCGGCACGTTGTTCTCGGAGAGCTTCTGCCCCAGGGACAGAAGCGCCGCCAGCACGTTCACGCTGCCCACGGCCGTGCTGGTGGTGGTGAAGCCCGCCTCCGTCCACAGCCCTGCGATGTATCGGTCCGCATGGTCCCTCAGTCCCCAGGTCGCCTCCCGAATCGCCTCGTCCATCACGTTCACGTTGGCCTGCGCCCGGTCCAGGTCGTCCACCTTGAAGGCGAAATACGGGCTCTGGTCGATCTTCAGCTGAGTCTGGAAGTCGTTCAGCTCCTGCGGCGTGATGGTCGTGCTGTTGCGCTCGTAGTTGCCGATGGTCACCGGTCCCACCTGGTTGATGCGGACGGTGTCCCCGTAGTTTGCGATCTCCCCCTCGTAGTCCCTGTTGCAGATGGACCCGAACACCAGCTCCTTGCGCAGCCTGGCGTTGATCCGCGTGCTCCAGAGCTCAGGGAAAAAGTTTTCGATAGCCATTTACCGTCTCCGTGCGTAGTAAGCCTGGATCTCCGGCCAGCGCCGCTTCAGCTCCTCGCTGGACATGGAGGCGATAGCCTCCTCGGTCAGCTCGCTTCGTGCGCCTCCGGAGAAATCGCCGCCGGCTCGGGGCTGCCCCCCGCCGGCCAGCTCGGGAATGTCGTTCAGCAGGTTCTTCACGGCCCTGCGGACTGCGGTCTCGTCCAGACCATCGTCTCCGATCGCCTCGGAGAGGTCCATCATGCGCAGCGCATAGGCCCTGCGCGCGCCGGGAACACCGGCGTCGGCCAGCGCCTCCACGGCAAGCGCCTGCGCCTGGCGCACCAGCGCCTCCCTCTGCACCGCCTGGGCCTTCTCTTTCCAGTCCGCAAGCTCGGCCTTCAGCCGCTCCAGCTCGCTCATCTCTTCGCGCTCGCGCTCCTGGCGGATCCGCTCCTCCACCTCGCGCTCCTTGCGCTTCAGGCGGGCGGCAAGGATCCGCTCGACCTCCTCCTGCGTGAAGGTTCTGGCGCTCTCGCCCCCGGCCGGTTCCTGACCGCCGGTCTGCTCGCTGGTCTGGTTCTGCTCTGCCTGCTCGTTTGCCTGAATCTGCTCGTCGCTCATCGCTCCTCCCGTTTTTCCGGCCCGTCGGCCGCCGTTTTACGCCCGTCGGCGAAACCTGTCCGGTGACCCTACATCGGGATTTCCCGCTTCGGGAACCGTCTGGTGGGAAGGCTGCCGGTCTCTTCCCGGCGCTTGTTCACGTGTCGAATGTGGGCCTGCAACGCGCGGGTCCACTCAGCCACCTTGGCACCAGCTCGTTCGCGCGCCTCATCGTCAAGCGCCGCCGCTTCACGGCGCTTCCACTGGCGGATTCCCCTCTCCAACCGTCGCTGCTGCATCCGCTCCTGGTAGATGAGCCTGGCTTCTGCCGGGCTCTCCGGCCCCTGAGTCCGGGGAGTCCGCGTCAGACCGGGCGTGTACAGGCTTACGGTGTGCCTGCAGTTCGGGTGAAACAACCCTGCAACCTCGGCCTGATCGATGGTGGGATAGCCGGGCGTGCGGCCTTTCAGACTGAGGATTTTCCCTTCCCAGGGACGGCACAGGTCGCATTCCTCCCAGTGATCGCTGACGATGACCAGGTCTTCGCCGGCCGCCTCGTAGCGATCAACGGCCCCTTCCTTCGCTGAGCGCATCACAGCTGTCCGCGTTGCCATCTCTGCGTAACTGCCCAGATCCCAGCGCCGTCCGGCCTCGTCCACAAATCCCGTGATCCCGCGGTCCGCGAACGCCTCCATGGCCCTCTTCGTGGCAGTCCAGCGAGTGGAGACGCCTGTCACCACCTCGCCGGCTGCGGTCTCGATCACGTCTCTGTAGGCATCCAGGGTGGTCCGCAGGATCGCTCTGCTGGTGGATGCCAGGACCGTCACAGTGTCGCTGGCGAGCGCTCTGATGCGGGCTCCAGGCTCGAAAGGCTGCGGATGGATGTCCAGCAGATTCGCGGCCTTCAGCTGCTCCGCCACGGCCGCAGCGCCTTCGTCGTAGGCTTGGCGCACGATCCGCCGCACCTCAGGGGCAGCCTCCGATAGAAACTCTGCCGTGTGCCGACGCAGCCACCGCCGCATTTCCGCGATCTCTGCGGCCTTGCGTTCGGCCCAGCCAGGCGTTTTCAACCCCTTCAGGATCCGCCGCCGGACCTCTGCGAGGATCACGAGTTCGGCACGATCGAAGATAGCCCGGATCCGGGCCGCGTATTGCTTGGCCCTGTCGGCGATCCGCTCTACTGCCACATCAGGCGATTCCGATCTGCATCGCGTCCGGCACAGACAGCCCCTGCTCGTCCATCACGCGCTGGACCTCAGCCGCCACCATGTCCTCCGGCCAGTCCGGGTGGATCAGGCGCACCCGCGTCTCCACACTGGCCGCCTGCGCGCGCGCCAGAAGCTCGGCCGTCTGAGCCAGCTCCCGGATGTCCGGCCGGACAGAGTCCTGGATCTCCACGTGCGGGCGGGATGGGCTCACCCCGGAGCGCAGGTGCACAGCGTCCACCATCAGCAGGATCTCGAAGATCTCCGCCAGCTCTGGCGCCCAGTAGCTCGCCTTCTTGGCCGCCGTCACGAACGTCTTGCGCTCCCGCATCGTCAGGGCTATCCCGCTCTCAGCGCGCCCCTCGATCTTCAGTCCGAAGGTCTGCGGGGAGTAACCGGCCGCGTTCACCACCTGCTCCGCGTAGTAGAGCGCCGTCTCGATGTGCTGCTGCGTGCGAATCTCGAACTGCACCACGTCCAGCAGCTGGCCCGTGCTGGCGTTTGCCGCGCCCGGGATGTCCAGGCCCATATAGCAGCGGCGGTGCAGGTCGAAGACGGGCTCTCCCCTGTCCGTGCGCCGGAACACCTCCGCCGGCCCCACCAGACGCCCCTGGCCCAGCAGCACGTCCCACAGCAGGCTGGTCACCACCTCGTCCAGGCTGGCAAGCAGGCTCTCGCACCCCTGGATGTCCGGCTGCCCCACCGTCAGGGAGCGGAACTGCCGGTTCGGCAGGATGTTCGGTACGTAGACGGCAAGCAAGCGAGGGATGCCGGTGGAGACCACAGGCGCAAGGCCGGCGGTCTCCGGGACGGCGCCAAGCTCCGCCTGCGTTCCCAGGGAGGACGGCGTCCCGCGATACAGCTCCATCCGGATCTCGCCCGGTGTGTGATGCTCCAGCAGCCGCCACGTCCCGCCTTCGTCCTGCCGGACGATCTTGTGAAACGTCACCTCCTGCAGCAGCCCGAAGCGGAAGAGGGGCAGGGCGTTGTCCGGATGCGCCACGCTCAGGATCGGATAGTCCGCCAGGTTCTGGTCCCAGTTCACCTTCAGGAACACCCCGCCCAGCGCCGCGCAGATCTCCGCTGCCTCCAGCAGCCGGCTCGGGATGTTGGAGCGGCTGTAGATCTCCTCGAAACGGCTCTGCGCATCCTCGTCCTTGAAGGCGATGTGCGGCTCCTCGCTGAAGAGCAGCGCGCTGGACACGCGTGCGATGTCGGCCGCGAGCGGGACGTGGCAGATCCGGCCCTGCTGCGCCTGCGCCGCCTTGGATGCGGATACGGGCGCCTGCATCATCTGCAGCAGCCGGTTCGGGTCGCTGGAGTACCAGGCGCTGTGGATCTCGAACTGGTTGTAGAGCTCCCGCCACTCCTCCGGCGGCCAGGTGTCGTCACGCTTCGGCATTCAGATAGCGCCCCCAGACGTTGATCGTCCCGTTGATGACGTAGCGCAGCGCATCGCATCCATGATCGGCCTGCTTCAGGGGCCGGTCCTCCCCGCGCTCCTGCGCCCTAGGATCCCACGCGTAGCCGGCCACCTCGCGCAAAAGCTCCTGGCAGTCCGGAGAGATGGTCAGACGCCGGGCCGAAAACAGCCGCGCCATCCGCCGGATCCCGTCCAGCACGGCGTTGTCTGCTGCCCAAACACCGGAGATCTGCTCTCTCCTCGCCGCCTCGATGAAGCTGGCCGCGCTCGGGTCGATGAACACGAACTCCGGCTGGATGCCCAGGCGGTCCAGCCACCCCTTGATGTCCCGGGCGTATTCGGCGTCGGTCTTGCTCCGGCCGCGGGTGGTGGAGTCGTATCGCCATTCGTGCGCCACGTGCATCCGCCCGTCTCCCGCGCACACCAGCACGGCGTGGAACGGGTTGGTGGTCCCGTAGTCGATGCCGCAGAACCAGCGGCCTGCGGCCGGGCACTCTGCCGTCACATGCGCCTCCTCGTCGAACATGTCGAACACCGCCCCTTCCGCCGCTACCCAGAGCCCTTCAACGTAGCGCTTGCGCCACAGCCCCGTGTATTCGGCCTGCAGCGCCTGGATATAGGCCGGGCTCAGGCTCAGGTTGTCGCTCAGGCGGAAGTGCCAGCTTCGCAGGTCCAGTTCGGCTGAGCGGTCCAGGAACTCGCGCTTCAGCCAGTGATAGGGACTGTCCGGGTTGGTCGTCCCGAAGAATGCGGCCCCTTCGATGCTCAGCCGGGACAAGAGCACCCGGAAGAAGCTCTCCGGCCAGAGGGAAAGCTCGTCTCCGTATGCGCCGGCCAGTGTCAGGCCGCGGATCTTCTGCTCCGCCCGCTCGTCGTTTGCGCCGGCCAGATAGATCATCCGGCCCAGCAAATGGAGCTCACCGGCGCCGCTCACCAGCCGGAACCGCTTTGGTCCCACCATCTCCAGCAGGGGGCCAAGGAGGTTGCGCTTCAGGGTCCGCTCGGTCTTGCCGGCCATCAGGAGCGGCCCTGGCGGCGCTGTGGCCACGTACTCGACCCAGCGGATCAGGCTGCAGACCGTCTTGGACGACCGGACCGCGCCCTCCCAGATGTTGAGGCGCGCAGTGGACTCGCGGATCGAGCGTAGGCCGGTTTCTGAGAGAGGCGCCCACCTCACGAGCGCGCCTCCCGGATGGCCGAGACCAGCGCCATCAACTGACCGTCCTCGCCAAAGCCACCGCCGGTCAGATTGCCCAGTTTGTCCAGCGCGATCCCCAGGGCGATTGCCAGGTCCTTCGCGCTCGCCTTGGAGAGCTTCTCCGGCCGCAGTAGCTCGCCCGCCAGCCGGTGGGCCAGCTCCCGCAACTGGACCGCTAGCTCCTCGTCCGTCGGTGCTGGTTTTTTTGTGGCGCGAACCCCTTCGCGCGCCCACCCTCGGAGCGTGCTCTCGGGGATCCCGAGTTGTCGTGCAGTTTTTCGAATGGCCCCACCGTTGGCCCGCAGGGCCGACAGTGCAGCCGCTTTATCGGGCCGTTCCATGGGTGTGTTCGTCCGTTTTTGCCGCCCGTCGGCGTGTGGGTGTTTGCTTCGTTTCAATCCTCACCGGCATCGAAAGGCCGGTGCAAAAGGGAGCGGGGCCGGGAATCGAACCCGGGACTTGCTGGGTATGAGCCAGCCGCGCTTCCGCTGCGCCACCCCGCTACGAAAAAGGGGCCCGCCTTGCGCCGGGCCCGTCGAGAG